GAACAAAAAAATATATAGGCAAAATAGGCATGAAATAGGGCGAATTCCCAAAACTAAACCGAAGGACGATGGACAATTTCATACTTGAATATTACCAACAGATAAAAGACGGTTCCGTCCTTGTTGGTGAATGGATTCGGATGCTGTATGAGCGTGTTGTCCATGGAATAGAGGACGGAACGTACACATATGATGCTAAAAAGGCGAACAATGCCATTGAATGGATAGAAAAACATTGCCATCATACAGAAGGCGAAAAGGCACCGGACAACCTGAAGCTTGAACTTTGGCAGAAGGCTCTGGTTTCATGTATGTTCGGCCTGTGCGATCCAAAGAACGGAAAACGGCAATTCCGTGAAGTGTTTCTTGTTGTCGGAAGGAAGAACGGAAAAAGCCTTTTTGCATCGTCTGTAGCAAATTATACATTCTTCATTGACGGCGGTTTTGGCGCAAGGGTTTACTGTGTAGCACCGAAGCTCGACCAGGCCGACATTATCTACAATGACATATGGACGATGATCCAGCTGGAGCCAAAGCTTCGACAGGAAAAGGACATACCGATTGAAGCACAGGGCAATGTTGCCAGGCATCGAATGACGGACCTATACATTGAAAAGACAAACAGTACGGTCAAAAAGATTGCCTTTTCCGCAAAGAAAAGTGACGGCTTTAATCCTTCGCTGTGCATCTGTGACGAAGTGGCATCATGGCAAGGCGATGCCGGCCTGAAACAGTACGAAGTGATGAAGTCAGGCATGGGAGCAAGGCCGGAAGGAATCATGCTTTCATGCACCACATCAGGATACCAGAATGACAGTATCTTTGATGAACTGATGAAGCGGTCAACAAGGTTTCTGCTTGGCGAGAGCAAGGAAACGAGGCTGTTGCCGTTTCTGTATATGATTGATGATATTGACAAATGGAATGACATCAACGAGCTGCGGAAAGCAAATCCCAACATGGGCGTATCTGTTCCGGTGGACTATCTGCTGGAAGAAATAGCAATAGCGGAAGGGTCGCTTTCAAAGAAGGTCGAATTCATCACAAAATACTGTTGCCAGAAGCAGAATTCATCAACGGCATGGCTGTCAACGAAGACGGTGCAGAAGTGTATGGGCGAGGAGCTTCGGATCGAGGACTTTGCCCACAATTATGCGTGTATAGGCATCGATTTATCTCAAACTGTGGATTTAACATCGGCCTGTTGTCTTATAGAAAAGAACGGCAAATTGTACGTGTTCAGCAAGTTTTGGTTACCGTCTGAAAGGATTGACGAAGCATCAGAACGTGACGGTGTTCCGTACAGGATAATGATTGAACGTGGCCTTCTGGAACCAAGTGGTGACAACTTTGTGGACTACAGAGATTGCTATCGTTGGGTGGTTGGCCTAATTGAGCAGCTGGAAATCCTTCCGCTGGTGTGCGGTTATGACAGATACTCCGCACAATATTTGATACAAGATCTAAAAGCATACGGCGTAAAGTGTGACGATGTATACCAGGGTGATAATCTTTGGGGAGTTATGCAAGAAGCCGAAGGGTTGATGAAGGATGGAAAAATGTGCATCGGTGACAATGATTTGTTGAAGATGCACTTTTTAAATAGTGCTGTGAAGATGTCCGCAGAACGTGGAAGGGGCAGACTTGTGAAAGTAGCTCCAACAGCACACATAGACGGAATGGCTGCCTTGCTGGATGCGTTGACCGTTCGGCAGAAATGGTATCCGGAAATCGGCAGCCAGCTAAAAAATGAGAGGTAAAGCATGGGTTTATTTGATTCAATATTCCGGCCCAACAGAGAACAGCAGAAGGTCAAGATTGCGGAGATATTCAAGACGCTTACACCGTACAAGCCTGTTTTCCACACATGGCAAGGATCAATTTACGAAAGCGAACTGATCCGTGCAGCGATCTATGCAAGGGCGAGGCATATCAGCAAACTGAAGTTTTCAAGCACAGGTGCAGCCAAGCCGGCACTACAGGTAAAACTACGGCAAGGACCGAACCAATGGCAGACCTGGCCACAATTCCTGTCACGGACCAGCGTTATCCTGGATGTTCACAACACTTGCTTCATTGTTCCAGTCAAAGACAAGTATCTTGTAACAACAGGTTATTTTCCTGTCCTTCCGGACCGTTGCGAAGTAGTGGAATATAAGGATGAGCCGTGGCTGCGGTACAAATTCCGTGATGGGAACATCGGTGCGGTCAGGCTGGATGAATGCGTTGTTCTGACACAGCACCAATACAAGAAGGATTTCTTCGGTGAAACGAATTATGCGCTTGAACCGACCATCAAGATGCTCGACCTGAACAAACAGGGCATTGAGGAGGCCATCAAGAACGGTGCGACCTTCCGGTTCTGGGCGAAAATGCAGAACTTCACGATGGATGAAGACCTGAAAAGAGAAGCACAGCGGTTCGGATCACTTGCATTCAGCGGAGAGAGTGACGGAATGCTCCTGTTCCCGAACACGTATACAGACATTCATCAGTATGACAACAAACCGTTCACCGTTGATGCTGACCAGGTGAAGCAGATCCAGAACAATGTGTATAACTATTTCGGAGTGAATGAGGATGTACTTCAGAACAAGGCATATGGTGATTCATGGTCGGCATTCTATGAAGGGTGTGTAGAAGTGTTTGCAATTGCGCTGTCAGATGGACTTACAAAAGCCATGTACAGCGAAAGGGAACGTTCAACCGGAAACGAAGTGGTGTTCACATCGAACAGGCTTCAGTATATGTCCAATGCCGACAAGCTACAGGTCGCAGCACAGCTGACGGACAGGGGCATCTTCAGCATAAACGAAGCAAGGGAAGTGTTCAACCTTGGTCCTGTTGACGGCGGTGACATCCGCACGATCAGAGGCGAATATAAGAACGTTGACGAATTGGAGGAAGAAACCAATGAGTAAAGAAAGAGAATACAGGAACATGACCTTTGAGGTCAGGCAAGACGGTGATGAACCGTCTTTTTTAGTTGAAGGATACGCATCCACATTTGAACCGTACAAGCTTATCGAGATTGACGGCGAGGACTACAGCGAACGCATTGAGCCTACGGCATTTAACAATACCGATTTAACAGATGTTGTTTACCGTATCGACCATGAAGGCAAGGTGTACGCACGTTCATCTGCCGGAACAATAAAGCTCGATGTTGACGAAAACGGTCTGCATCAGGTCACGGACCTGTCACGGACCAAGGCCGGAAGGGAACACTTCGAGGAGATCGCTGCCGGCAACTATCCGCAGATGTCCTTCGCATTCACGGTAGGCGAAGACCATTACGATGCGGAAACAAGAACAAGGATCATTGACCGAATTGACAAGGTCTTTGACATATCGGCGGTTAGCTTTCCGGCTAATCCAACTACAGAACTTCATGTGCGTGACTATTTTGACGGAGTGATCGAAATGGAAAAGGCTGCCGAAGCGGAGCGACTTCAGGCAGAGGAAGAAAGACGGAGAGATCTTGAACGCAGAGAAGAACTGAAGCAGAAAATTCAGGAGGTCATCAAAAAATGACATTGGAAGAATTGAGAGAACGGCTGACAGCAATTGACGATGAGCTGAACGCCATCATGGCAGAACTTGACGAGCCGGTGGAAGAGCCTGGTGACGAGGAAAGGGCCTCCACAGAGGACCTTGAAACAAGAAGTGCAAGCCTGATGGAAGAACGGCAGAACATCGTTGCTGAAATCGAAAAGGCCGAGCTGGCTCTGGAAGAAGAAAAGAGAGCCATGGAAGACGTTATTGCAAAAACAGAAACGATTGAGATCGAAAAGAGAGAGGAAACAAAAATGACTGATATGGAAATCAGAAACTCCGAAGCGTATGTAAACGCCTATGCGGAATATCTCAAGACCGGCAACGATGCAGAATGCAGAAGCCTTCTGACCGAGAACGGTAGCGGAACCGTACCGATTCCGGAGCTGGTTTATGACATCACAAAGACGGCTTGGGAACGTGAAGGAATCACAGCAAGAGTAAGAAAAGCCTACATCAAAGGCAACCTGAAGGTCGGCTTTGAACTGTCTGCCGGTGACGCTACTGTCCACACCGAAGGTGGCGGTGCTGTAAGCGAAGAATCCCTGGTCCTTGGTACTGTCGAGCTGGTGCCAAAGAGCATCAAGAAGTGGATCAGCATCTCTGACGAAGCCATGGATCTGCGTGGCGAGGCATTCATTCAGTATATCTATGATGAACTGACCTACAAGATCGCAAAGAAGGCTGCTGACGAACTGATCGCAAAGATCCAGGCGTGTGGCACAGTATCCACAACCACACAGTGCGGAGTGCCGAAGCTGACCGCTTCAAGCGTTGGTGTCGGAACTATCGCAGCAGCCATGGCACTCCTGTCCGATGAGGCTGCTGATCCGGTAGTCATTATGAACAAGGCAACCTGGGGAACATTCAAGGCTGCACAGTATGCGAACGGCTTCGATGCGGATCCGTTTGAAGGTCTGCCTGTTGTATTCAACAACACCATCACGGCAGCATCCGCTGCAACAACAGGTGTCACCTATGCTATCGTTGGCGACCTGGATCAGGGTGCTCTGATGAACTTCCCGAACGGCGAAGGCATCGAATTCAAGGTTGATGAGCTGTCACAGGCCGAGTATGACCTTGTACGCATCATCGGAAGGGAATTCGTTGGCATCGATGTAGTAGCACCGAATGCATTCGTAAAGATCGTTAAATAAGCATGGACAATTGAGTGGAGGCAATTGCTATGGATAAGAAAATTCTGATTGCTGTGCCATGTATGGACATGGTGAGCGCAAGATTCGCACAATGTTTGACAACATTGAAGAAGGTTGGCAAGTGTACCGTTTCATTCCTTATCGGTTCGCTTGTCTATGATTCAAGGAATAAGCTGGCTGGAATGGCTGTGGAAATGGATGCAGATTATATCCTGTGGTTCGATTCCGATATGACATTCCGGCCGGATACCCTTGAACGCATGATGAAGGTACTTGACGAACATCCGGAAATTGATGTCCTGTCAGGACTTTACTTCAGGCGTGGTCATCCGTTCACTCCTGTGATCTTCAGCAAACTTGAAGTGAACGATGAAGGACTTCTTGACTTTGAGGACTACAATGACATTCCTGACGGCCTGTTTGAAATAGCCGGCTGCGGATTCGGATGCGTTCTTATGCGTACCGAAATGCTGCTGGACATAGCTGCCAAGGAAGGCGGTGGAATGTGGTTTTCGCCTATTGCGAACGCCGGCGAAGATTGTGCTTTTTGCATAAGGGCAAGGAACAACGGATACAAAATCTTCTGCGATCCGAGCATTGCCCTTGGGCATATGGGATATGCACCAATTACAAGGGCCTTTTATGAGGCAACGAAAGAGGAGGCCAACTAATGGCGTTAATTGATAATTGCAAAATTGCATTAAGAGTGACCACAACAGCCTATGATTTAGAGATACAGCAATACATAGATGCTGCGAAACTCGATCTGGGCATTGCCGGCGTTTTAACAGGCACACAGACAACTGATGCGCTTGTTGAAAAAGCCGTCATGACTTATGTGCGTATGAGCTTTGGAGCACCGTCAAACTATGATGAGCTGAAAGCATCATATGATGAACAGAAGGCACAACTCATGAATGCAACAGGCTACACGAATTGGGGTGTATAACATGACGGATGTTATTACTTTGATAAAGCCGGTGATTTCTACGGACCAATACGGAAACGAAGAATCAACGGATAATGAAAAAACGGTAATGTGTGAAGTCAGCTCCATAACGCAAAGCGAATTCTATGCTGCTGCCGACACGGAACTGAATCCGGAATACCGTTTCACCGTGTTCTTCGGTGACTATTCCGGCGAAAATATTCTGGAATATCATGATACACGCTATGGCATATACAGGACCTTCAGAACAGGTGATTATATGGAGCTTTATGCCGAAAGGAAGATAGGCGTATGAGCACGCAGATCATAAAGCCTGAAGCACTCCAGAAGGCTGTGACGGAGGCCATTGCAAAATATGGTGATGAAGCAACAGAAAAAGTTGAAGCTATCACCAAGAGCGTTACACGGCAAGCGGTAAAGACATTGAAGGCAGAGGCACCAACCGGTGGAAGTTATGCCAGAGGATGGTCGCACAAGACACAGAAGGGCGGTGCCTACAAACTGTCAGAAACCGTTTACAACAGAATAGATTATCAGCTCACACATCTGCTGGAAAAACCACATGACACCGGCGGTGGCGGTCACTATCCGAAGAATGTTGACTACACAGGCCAGATCGCAGAGGTCGAGGATAAATACACAAGACAGTTTGAGGAGGAGGTCAAAGCGAAATTATGACAAAAAAAGAGATTGCAGATTTAATTGCATCATTTGGTTTTTCGTGGCGTTACAGTCATTTTTCGCAGACACCGGCACCGCCTTACGTTGTGTATTACTATCCAAGCGAAAACGATGTATATGCTGATGATTCCAACTATGTGAACAAAAGACAGCTGTTCATTGAACTTTACACAAAAACAAAAGATGCGACATCCGAAGCGACCATTGAAGACAAGCTGAAAACCGCCGGCCTTACATGGTACAAGCAGACAGATTTTCTTAACGATGAGAAGTTATATCAAACTACCTACGAAATGGAGGTACTCATAAATGGCTAACAAGGTACAGTATGGTTTAAAAAACGTATACTATGCAACTGTTACTGTTGGCACAAACACGGTGACCTATGGAACGCCGGTGCCGTGGCCTGGTGCCGTGAGCCTTTCGCTGTCAGCCGAAGGCGACACGAATGATTTTTATGCAGACAACGTGCGCTATTTCACATCCATCGCAAACAACGGCTATCAGGGTGACTTTGAATCTGCTATGATTCCTGATTCATTCAAAACATCCATCATGGGCGAAACCGTTGGAACAGGCACGAAGACAGGCGTATACTATGAGGATGCAACGGTCCAGCCGAAGGCATTCGCACTCCTGTTCCAATTTGAAGGGGATGAGAACGCAATAAGGCACGTTCTGTATAATTGCAAGATGGCAAGACCTGATATTGAATCTTCCACAACGGAGGACGGCATCGAGGTCAACACAGTAAGCGGAGAGGTCACAGCATCACCGAGAGCATTTGACGGCATCGTCAAGGCTTCATGTGCTTCGACAGCGTCAACGGCTTACACCAATTGGTTCACCACAGTACAGGACTAACAGAAATACCGTCCAGAGGCTTATATTCGGCTTCTGGGCGGTTTTTGCAATACTTGCATATATTTTATTAGTGGAGGCAAACAATGTATAAAAAGGTCAATATTGACGGAAGGGAAGTTGAACTTTCTGCGAACGCTGCAACACCGTTCCGTTTCAGACAGGTATTCAAAAAGGACCTGTTCAGCATTCTGGGGAATGAAACCAAGGCACAGGAAGAAGGTGTTGAAGCCGTCACACAGCTTGCATATATCATGGCAAAACAGGCTGAAAAGGCCGACATGACCAAGCTGAACGAAGATGATTTCATCGAGTGGCTGGAAGGCTTCGGACCAATGGCATTCGTCCATGCAGCAGAAACCGTCCTGAATGTGTATATGGATTCAACAACAGAAACTTCCTTTCGCTAAAAAGAAAAACAAACGGCAAAGCACAAGACCAATGACAACAGGACTTTTTATGCTCCGTTGCAAGGAACTTGGCTTGACCGTTGAAGAACTTGAACTAATGGACTTCGGCCTTGTATCGGATATGTTCATCGAGAAAGACAACGATGAATATAAATGGCCTTTCAAGGCTACACAGAAGGACTTTGATAAATTTTAAGAGGTCATAAATGGCTGGATACATCAAAGGAATCACAATTGAATTCGGTGCTGATGTCACGGCTTTGAATAGTGCGCTGAAACAGACACAAGGCACACTTAACAAGACACAGACAGAGCTTCGACAGGTCAATCAGGCGTTAAAATTTAATCCTGGCAATACCACGCTTTTGAAGCAGAAATTCGACTTGCTGAAGGCATCCGTCACACAGACGGAAGACAAGCTGAAACAGCTGAAGTCTATGCAAGCAAGCATGAACGCTGCCGGCGTTGACAAGGCATCGGCGCAATACAGGCAGCTGGAGCGTGAGATAATAAAAACAGAGAGCCAGCTGAAAACGGCACAGGCCAGCCTTCGGTCATTTGGATCTGTCGGAAAACAACAGGCTCTGGCCGTTGGTCAGGCGTTCCAGACCGCCGGAAGCAAAATAAAATCTGCCGGACGGACTATCACAACAACTGTTTCAATGTACGGTGCAGCCGGAATCCTTGCCGGAAAGAAGCTCATCGACATGAGCCAGCAACAGGCACAGGCCGAGCAGAAACTTGCCGAAATCTACAAAACAAGGATGGGAGCAACAAAGTCTGCTGTACAATCAACGCTTGACTTGGCATCAGCGCAACAGAAACTTGGTGTTGTCGGTGACGAAGTACAACTTGCTGCTGCTCAACAGCTTGCAACATACGCACAGACACCGAAAACGGTCAACACAATGTTGCCGGCATTGAATAACCTTCTTGTACAACAGAAGGGTCTGAATGCGACACAGGAAGACGCAACCGGACTTGCGAACCTATTCGGCAAAGCCATGATGGGGCAGACCGGCGCATTAAAGCGTGCCGGCATATCTTTCACAGAAGCACAGGAAGAAGTGCTGAAGTATGGCACAGAAGAAGAAAAGGCTGCAATGATCGCAGAAGTTGTCACACAGAATGTCGGCAACATGAATGCGGAATTTGCCAAGACCGATGCCGGCAAGATACAACAGGCCAAGAACGCACTTGGTGACATGGGCGAACAGATTGGTGCGGTTCTTCTTCCGGCTGTTGCGGATCTGGTTTCATGGTTCCAGGATCATCTGATGCCAAAACTTCAGGAACTTATCATATATTTGCAAGAGCATCCGAAGATTGCGACATTTGCATTGGCACTTGCTGCGCTTTCTGCCGTCATTGGTCCGTTGATTATAATAATTGGAAGCCTTGTTTCAGCAATAGGAACAATCATCACGATTGCGCCTGTTGTCGGAGGAGCGTTCACGGCACTTGCCGGTCCAATTGGCATCGCCATCGCAGCGGTGGCAGCAGCTATCGCCATTGGGATTGCGTTGTATAAGAATTGGGATGTGGTGAAGGCGAAACTGAAGGCAATCTGGAACGCAATCAAGACGGCAGCAAAAACAGCCTTCACAGCGGTCAAGAATGTCATCACAGGACCTGTAAAGCAAGCGTTGAATACTATCAAATCGACATTCAACGCAATCAAAAAAGCCATCACATCACCGATTAATGCAGCGAAGGACGCTGTGAAGAAGGCGTTTGACAAGATCAAGAGCATCCTGTCAGGAAAAATCAGTCTTCCACACATCAAACTTCCGCACTTCCACATCAGCGGAAAATTCTCTTTGAATCCGCCGAGCATTCCGCACGTTTCTGTTGATTGGTATGACAAAGGCGGAATATTCAATAGTCCAAGCATCATCGGTGTCGCTGAAAAGAGGCCTGAATTCGTTGGTGCGCTGGATGACCTTCGTGAAATCGTAAGGTCAGAAGCCGGCGGTTCGACCAATACAATAAACGTATACGCATCTGATGGCATGGATGTCAATGCGCTTGCCATCAAGATCGAGCAGAAGCTCGTACAATTAGAAAGACAGAGGCAAATGGCTTATGGGAATATATAATTCATTCACAATTGACGGCGTGAACAGCCTTGACTATGGAATATACACAACAGGCGAAGGCGTGTTCAACGCACCGGAGAGAAGTGTCGAGATCGTGTCCATTCCCGGCAAAAACGGCGACCTGATCATGGACAACGGACGCTTTGAAAACGTGACCGTTACCTATAACGCCGGATGCTTTGCAGACACACAAAGCACATTTGCGTCCAACCTTGCTGCATTCCGGTCTGCGCTTCTTTCAAAATACAACTACACAAGGCTTCAGGACACATATAATCCGGATGAATTCCGAATGGCTGTGTATCGGTCCGGCCTTGAAGTATCAACCATAGACATCAACAGGGCCGGTGAATTCAAAATTGAATTCGATTGTAAACCACAGAGGTTCCTTGTTTCTGGTGAAACGCCTGTGCAATTCATCAATTCATGGGAAGGATTGACGGACGAAAATGATGTCGCACTCGCAAATGAGAACGATCAGGAAATCGAAGGCGGAATCAACGAAATCACAAACATTACGAATCCAACCGATTTCGCATCACAACCATTGATCGCAATCACAGGTTCCGGAACCGTTTCACTTGGTCCGTATATCATCACCGTAAGCGGAATCGAACCGACAACAACGGTTTACATTGATTGTGATTCAATGGAAATTTACACGGAATCCGGCGGTGTACGGTCTTCAGCGTATTCGTTTGTCACATTCAACACAAACGAATTTCCAACGATACCGACAGGAACGCCTGGAATCAGCTACACAACTACCGTTGAAATAATACCAAGATGGTGGAGGATTTAACATGAGCATCAAAGAATCGGCCTTAACGGCCATTACAAGCATCGCCCAGAGCGATTTCGTTAGAGCGGTAACATCCGCCGGAGCATCGAGAAGGATAACCGTTGCAAACCTTGCGAAGGCTATCGTGGAATCATATACCGGGTCTTCGCTTGGTGGATCCAGCCAAAGCATTAAAAGTGTCGCTGATTCTCTAAAGACAAACCTTGATACATGGTACGCTACGAAAGAGATCTACGGTTCAGCTGCAATAAACAACGCCAATAACGCACCAGCTCCTTCTGTGTATGTGGCTTATACAACAGCATCCAATGTTCCGCAACAGGGCATTTTATATACATGGGGCAATAACAGCGGATCAGCATATAAGTCACAGCTGCTTGTTAGTGGAAACAAAATGTATTCACGAACATATACAACAAACTCCGGCTGGTCCTCATGGTACAGATTTGACGGAACTGAAATTACCTAATTAAAAGGATAATCATATGATTCCTATTCTTTACGAAAAAACTGAAACTTCATTTTCATCGAACGGCATTGGCAGATTGGCAGATTGCATTCGCTGCACCGTTACGGAGGAACGGAATGGTGTTTTTGAATGTGAGTTTGAATATCCTGTGACCGGTTTGATGTTCGACCAGATTCAGGAAGGCCGAATCATCGGTGCAACACATGATGACAACCATGATGTTCAGCCATTCGATATTTATGCCAAAAGCGAACCAATAAACGGCATTGTGACATTCAACGCACATCATATCAGCTACCGGATGAACGAAAATGCCGTGAAGCCGTTCACGGCAACATCATGTGCCGATGCCGTGTCGAAGATAAATACAAACAGCGTTCTTGCGAATCCGTTCACGTATTGGACGAACAAAAGCGTTGATTCTGAATTCATCGTTGACACGCCCACAAATATCAAGGCACTTCTGTGCGGTGAGGAAGGTTCCTTGCTCGATGTCTATGGAACAGGCGAATACGAATATGACAAATTTGTTGTGCGCCTGTATCTGCGAAGGGGCCAGGACACAAATGTCAACATCAGATACGGAAAAAACCTTGTTGATTTTGAAAACAAGTACAGCATATCAGATTCATATACAGGTGTTGTTCCGTATTGGTATGGAGATGTTACCGAGGAAGGCGAAGACGAAGGTGACGAATCAACCACAGAAACGGTCCTTGTCACGCTTCCTGAATGGTATATCAGCTCTGGCCATGCGATAGACAGCGGAAGGGAAGTGCTGATGCCTCTGGACCTGTCTGATGAATTTGAGGCTCCTCCGACAGAGGCAGAACTTCGGACGCTTGCAACAAGCCGTCTTTCATCGTCTGACGGATGGCTGCCGGATCAGACTATTACCGTTGATTTCGTCCAGCTATGGGGAACAGAAGAATACGCAGATTATGCGGTCCTTCAAAGGCTGAATCTATGCGACACGTGCGGTGTGTTCGTGCCTATGTATGACATCAGCGTTCGTGCGAAGGTCATCAAAACGGTGTATAACACGCTTTTGGACCGATATGACCAGATGGAACTTGGCGACAAGCCAACAACATTCGTTGCTGTAGTTGAAAAAAACTACAACAGCAAGGTCGCAAAATTTAATGCCGAATTCCAGAGCATCAACGCAGACCTTGAAACGGTAAGACAGAACGCAAATATATACACAGACACGCAGATCGCAAACGCAGAGGTCACGATCCAGCAAGCATATGAACAGGCAATTTCCGATGCAACAGACCTGATCCGTGGCGGAACAGGCGGTTATATCGTTACAGGAGTAAACGCAAACGGTCAGCCGATTGAGTTGCTTGTTACCGATAACATGAACATCAACCAGGCAACAAATGTCTGGCGGTGGAATCTTGGCGGTCTTGGCTTCAGCTCAAACGGCTACAACGGACCGTATACAACGGCGATCACGCAGAACGGTGCAATCGTTGCCGATTTCATCACAACCGGAACGCTGACGGCAAACATTATCAAGGCCGGTGTTTTATCCGATATAAATAATGTCACTTCGTTCAATTTGGCTACAGGCGAACTAAAAATGCGGAGTGGCAGCATTAGTCTTGGACCATATGACGATTTTACCGTGACTTCTGCCGGAAAACTGACTATGCGGAAGGGGAGCATCACACTTGGACCTAATGACGAGTTTTCTGTCGATGAAAACGGCAACCTTGAAGCAACATCTGGAACGTTTGGAGGCTGGACAATCGTATCTGCGAATGACGGCAATGATTATATCGTTTCTGATTATGACACATCAGGTGTGTATTATCGGACATGGCTGCGGTCTGCAACATATACAGAAAAAGGCTCAACATGGGCATTATCAACGCAAGTATCTACGGATGGAACAACTTACACAGGCGCATTTATTGCAAAGGCTAATGGTGCAGTATACTCAAATCCAAAATACAGCAGCGGTAACAATTCAGATGTAAAATTTGAAACAGATACAAGCAAGTGCTACATTCAGAACCAGCACACGCTTCTTCAGGTCGAGGCCAACTCGATCTCAATGACTTCAAGCAATGGGGCCGTCATAATTGATTCAAGCGGTTTGAATCTGGATCTGGGAACAACACAATCGTCAGCACAGCCTAATGTTACATGGACAGGCACCGGATATTTACGCTATACAACGTGGACGGGATCTTCCGAAACAATCAAGGAAAAAATCAAAGCCATCGCTGATCCGGAACTCGATCCTAAAAACCTTTATGATGTGGACATCGTGCAATTCAAATATGCCGATGATATTCTCGCAAAAGATGACCAGAGGCATGGAAAGGACCTTATCGGCTTTATTATCGAAGACCTTGACAAGAAATATCCTGTTGCTGTGGACAAGACCGGCGAGGATCCTTCAAAGTGGAATTGGAACATGGCGTATCTTATACCGGCCATGATGAAGCTGATCCAGGACCAGCACAAGGATATTGAGGACATTAAAAAGCAATTGGAGGCAAACAATGGACGAGAAGACAAGAACACTTCTGGCGAATGTTCATAATATGGTTTCGCAGCTCCATGTCACAGGGGATGACATTCTGATAGCTGCGACCATCATCACGGAGATTCGCAAGGCATTTGAAGAATCAACAGAAGAAGGGGAACAGTAATGAACAGAGAAACAATCATCACGGCAATCGTCACGCTGATCGTGGCGGTTTTTGATTTGCTGAAGGTGTTCGGCATCAGCGTACCTGTGGACAATGACTTCTTGTATTCTTTTGTCACGATCTGCGTGGCTGCGGTCATTTATTGGCGCAATCAGGACTGGACAAAAGAAGCGCATGAAGCCACAGGCTATATGAGGCTGATGAAGGCACAGAAGAAGGGAAAGATCTGCGGTGAAAACTTTATTGACGAAGGGGATGAAGTTGACGAATGAGTTTCGGCAAATACAGACAATATGATTCAAGATGGGGCAAGAAGAATTATAATGGCTCATCAAACTATGCACAAGCTGCCTGTGGTCCGACATCATGCGCCAACATCCTGTATGCGATAAATCCGGCGATCACTCCTGTCACTACAGGCAATTGGATGAAAAACCATGGATATGCCATCAGGAATCAGGGAACGGCGTGGAACGGCATTCCGGCGTGTTTGAAAGCGTTCGGTGCAAAAGATGTTCGCCAGGTCGACAAGATGGCGGATGTTTTTTCGTACTGTTCCAAAGGCTATGTCGGCGTGTTCCTGTTCAGAGCCGGCACGAAGGGCGGTGTGCGATGGACTTCAGACGGTCATTATGTCGCTGTGATCGGATACAAGCACAAGAACGGCAAACATTACTTCAAAACTTTCGATAGTGGCGGAAGAAAGCATGACGGATGGTATTGCTATGAAACAACCATGAAATGTCTGATTCCAAGGATTTGGCTGTGCAAGGTGGCACCACAGAAAATTGCAAAACCAACAGGAAAGTATTCCGGCACGATACCGGCACCGACCATCAAAAGCGGTTCGAAGGGAACCAGCGTGAAGAACCTTCAGAAATTCCTCAATTGGTACCATCCGGCATGGAAACTGACAGTAGACGGCAAAGCCGGAAACAAGACCATAAGTGCGCTGACATCATGGCAGCACGCTGAAGGCATCACGGCTGACGGAGTTTACGGAAAGAAGTCATATGCAAAAGCAAAAGCGTATGCTCCTGTGACGGCTAAAAAAGCCACCACGGCGAAGAAAACGGCTTCGTCAACAACTACATCAACGGCGAAAAAAAACACCGCAAAAGCGACAAATGCACAGAAACTTATCAGCAAGTGCAAGGACCTTGCATGGGCATATGGAACGGCTAAAAAGAAGTACGAATACAAGACCGGAGCACCAAAAGCATCATGCAAAACAGCCATGAAGAAATACGGCTGGGCAGATTCCAAGGCGGAGATGTCCGATTGCGGTAATTTCGTGTCAACTGTTGTCCGTGAAAGCGGAGTTGACAAGTCTTTCAAGGCTTTGCATGGTGTGAAAACGCCATTCCCAAAGACGGAAAAGGCGTTCAACATCGTTCTGAAGGGCAAAGAGATTCCAAGCGGATTCCTGAAGCCTGGCGACATCATCCGATATAAGAAGACGAACGGAAAACAACACGCAATGCTTTATTTCGGAGATGGCAAGGTCTGCGAGGCAAGCCATCACAATCTGTTCGGTGTTATCCGGAAAGATACAAAAAGATACACAACACAATCAAAGAAAAGCACGATTCAGGTATTAAGAGCTAAAGAGAAGTGATTGAAATGACAGATGTAACGCAAACGATTATCAATGCGATCCTGACAGCTATCGGCGGTGCGATCTTCGCCGGTGTATGCGTCTGGGTTAAGGGCCTGTGGCAGAAAAGCAAGAACTATGACAAAGCGGTCAAGGCACTCGCACATGACGCATATTTCAGATATTGCAGGTATCTGCTGCCGGAAGAATCTCTGACCGAAGAAGAAGTTGAAAACATCAATTATTTATATGATAGTTATCATTCTTTAGGATTGAATTCAACAGGTGACAAATTATACAAAGAAATCATGGCAAAGCCTGTCAGAAACAATGTTACTTTGTAGGATATAGCACCGTCTTCAGCTTAAACTGAAATGTAGTTATGTTTCTGTTCAGTAGATTTGCCTCCACAGGCGGTGTTATATTAAGAGGGCCTTAACCGGCCCTCATTTTTTTATATCTGTATGCTTTGACATCTGGCTGATCTGCGTGTCCAGAATGCTGTCATATTCGTATACTTCCGAAACAGAACTGAGATGATGCTTCACAGCACCAACTTCCGCATATGGGAAGATTATCCACATGGCTCTGTCAGTAGCCTTGAACCTTGCAAGGTCAAAATCACCAATGGCAGCAGCAACGTAATTGCTGGACTTACGCACAAACCTTAACTGATCCGGATCATATCCTTTGTTCCGGAACATATCGCATAATATGACGAATATCTGTTTTTCATCATCTGTAGCATCGACATCACGTTCTTCACCGTAGTGTGCAAAGCTGATTGTCGGCAGATCGTGCTCCACAAGGACATTCATGTTCTGCTTTTTTGTATAGTGAGCATATCCGCTTTGAATCTCACGGCAAGTAGCATCTGCATATTCGTCCTTATGGTCCACATCAAAGCCGAGGTCTTTGAAGCATTTAAGACAGATAGCACCGTCTGAAAGTGCGACATATTTCTTGAACATTCCAAGGGTCGCACCGCAACATGAACATTTCATTTTATTAATCCTCCTTTAATCAGTTGACATTGTAGCACAATGAGAGTAATATATCAACAGGAGGTAAGTCATGACACAAGAAAAAAAACTACAGGTCCGGCTGGATGAAGAACTGTATGAAGCCGTTAAGGTCAAGGCCAAGGAAGAAAACAGAACAATATCCAACCTTATCCGGACGGCATTACTTGCTTACCTGAACAACTAATCTAAAAAAACAGGTGCATCCTACATTATCTATTCCGTAAATTATGACTTAAAAGGGAATAGTTGATATAGGATAGCACCGACCAACGAAGGGAGGTGCTTTTTTTCATGTTGCAGATCAAGACATTTAAGCCAACAGACGGAGAATCCAAAATCAACGCATTCCTTGCAACAATCAAAACAGAGGATGTCAAGAACATTGATGTACGTGAAAGTGGATTTGCAGTCATTCAGTATGAAGTAAAAGAGGCATGGGCAGACCGTATGTGTTCCGAGTGCAAGTATTGGGATGATTCAGGACAATCAGATTCGGTCAACGGCCTGTGCCATGAATGCGGAGGCAGACGCAGATTCAATTGCAAAGCCTGTGACCGCTTCAAAGATTTACGAGATTAAAAGGAGGAAGAACAATGAAAAAGTACAGAATCAGGGAAGGCAGCATTCTTGACTATACAAGGTACGGCATCACCGGTGCGATCTTCGGGATCCTGATGGGCATCGTTATCAACAGCGTTTATCCAATGTAAGTAGTAGTAGAGGCTATTTCAAATAGGTTCATTCTGTGGGCGGTGTCACATTAGTTATAAAGAGAAACAACAAGCATCTAATCCTCTTATTCTATTTTCTATCGATGACACATACAAAACCGGCACCGTCCACAGGGAAAGGAGTTTTCATGGTTAAGCTGAACCAGATGAAATCCAACGTGAAGCATCTTCTGGAAAAGCATCCTTGTCTTCGTGACGATGATTTCCTTCTGATCGGTATGGTTTACCACACATATTACGGAATCGGTTATGAAAACGGATTTCTTGACGTAATGAGGAATCACAAGGAACTTGGCCTTCCATCATTTGAAACCATTCGCAGAACACGGCAGAAGGTACAGGAAGAAAATCCGCAGCTTGAATCTTCAAAGGCGAAGAAGAAGGAACGGCAGATGGCATTCAATGAATTTTTAGATTTTGCAAGGGGGAACTGACAATGGCATATATGTGTGTACTCGCACCAAGCCGTGAATGCGATGGGTGCGAAGAATGCAAGGAATACATTCCTGACGAAGAATACAGACGCAGATGGGAGAAGGCAGAAGCGGACTACGATTCTTACAGGGATGAAATGTTTATAAGAGAAATGGAGGCACAGGATGGCAACATTTGAAGATTTGCAAAGGGCAAACGAAGCAATCAGAACAACCAATATCAAAGGAAAAGAATATGCTGAAGTAAACCAGCGTATAAAGGCATTCCGCATGGTTTATCCTGAGGGGTCAATTTACACGGAAATGGTTTCAAACGAAAACGGTGTTTGCGTCTTCAAGGCAACCGTTCATGCAAACGGTGACCATGTAACCAACAATTTGTTGGGCACAGGTCACGCTTATGAAAAGGAATCGTCTTCCTTCATCAACAAAACTTCCTACATTGAGAACTGTGAAACTTCTGCCGTTGGAAGGGCATTGGGGATGGCCGGATTCGGCATTGACACATCTGTGTGTTCAGCTGAAGAACTTGGAAACGCACTCATGCAGCAAGAGGCAAACGAACCGATAACGGAAAAGCAGATCAAGACGCTTTCCGCACTCGCCAGCAAAAAGGGAAGCGACATCAAAGAAATCTGCAAATACTTCGGTGTCGGGTCGTTGGGCAACATGACCGCAAAAGACTACGGCAGATGCCTGTCAATGCTCAATGCGAAGGAGGACAAGGAATGAAAGAGCTGCACAGCATATTCACGGACAAAATGGGCAAGTGCATCGTCACAGGCATGGAACGTGACATAGAGATCCATCACATCTTCGGTGGAACAGACCGAAAGAAAAGCGAACTGTTCAACTTCTGTGTTCCGCTTCACAGGTCGGTGCATCCGAATGGAGCTTACCGGACAGATAAAAATTGGATGGAACTTGACCATTGGCTGAAGCGGAAGTGCCAGGAATACTACATCGAAGTGGCTCAATTCGGTGACCGTGATGAATGGTACAGGATGTTTGGGCGGTTCTACGATGACAGATGTGACGAAAGAGTGTGGCTGAACGGCAAATTTGAATGGAGATTGTAAAGTGGCAGAAAAAGCGAAGAATTGGCTGAAACTGAATAGATCAATTCTTTCTTCAAGCGTGTTCGATAATCCGAGGCTGTTGAAAGTTTGGATTTGGTGTTTGTGCAAAGCGAGTCACAAAGACCGTGACCAGCTCGTTGGTATGCAGGTTGTCCATTTGGAAGCCGGACAATTCGTCTACGGAAGAACGGCTGCAAGTGAGGAGCTAAAGATTCCAGAGTCAACAGTAAGCCGTTACATGAATAAACTGAAAGCGTTGGGAAATGTGAGCATCAAAACGAACAACAAATTTTCCGTTGTAACCGTTGAAAATTGGCGGTTTTACCAAGGTACAGGAACAAAAAGTGAACGGCAAAATGGACAACAAATGAACAACAAATGGACAACAAATGAACAACAAATGGACACAAACAAGAATGTAAAGAAGGGAAAAAAGGAAAGATATTCTTATATGCGTGAGGAAATAAGAAGAAGAAGTAAAAAAGCATTGGAGGAAATAAACAATGAACGTGGCGATGGTAATAGGTAACCTGACAAGAGATCCTGAAGTCAGGTACAAGGAACAGATGGCGATCTGCAAATTCACGGTAGCCGTCACAGACGGATACGGTGACAAGAAGCACACATCATTCATTCCTGTGACGGTGTTCGGCAAAACGGCGGAAAACTGTGAGCGGTTTCTGTCAAAAGGGTCAAAGGCCGCCGTCAAGGGCCGGATCCAGACAGGCAGCTATGAAGGCAAGAACGGAAAAGTGTACACCACAGATATAATTGCAGACCAGGTTGAATTTCTGTCGCAGAAGGCAAGCAACGATGTTCCGGAGCAGACCGCAGCAGATCCGCAAGGTTTCACGGCACTTGAAGGGGAGGACATTCCGTTTTGACAAATAGCAGAAAGAAAGGGAAACGCATGGAGCTTTTAGTTAGTGGATTGTTCCGCAGCATCGGATACGAAGCAAGGCGAGGTCAACAGTATTGCGGTGCAAACGGTGACGCTGATGTGGTCGGTGTTCCGCATCTGCACATTGAGTGCAAACACGTTGAACGGCTGAACCTGTATGATGCAATGTCACAGGCAAAAGCGGATGCAAGGGAAGATGAAATTCCTGTGGTGATCCACAAGAAAAACAACTGTGCCGTATTGGTCACAATGGAGTTTGACCAATGGGCAAAACTATATCAAGCATGGGAGGTAGAACATGGTATTCTTTGACGAAATTTACAACAAAGGCTATGAAGCCGGAGTAACAGCAGAAAAGCTGAAGAAACAGGAAGACCAGAACAGAAGGCTGGAAGATATGCTGAAGTACGGCAAAGAAATCGGACGGAACGAAGGATGGCAAGAAGGCTATTTGAAAGGATACGAGGTCGGATATTCCGAAGGCGAACAATCAGCAAAGGACGAAATCGGCGTGATAGATCTGGACGGAATGGAGGGCCTGAATGAATAAACCATTGGTATTCAATTACGCAACACATGAAGATGCGATTGTGAAGATCCAGAGCCAGGCTGACGAGATCGTC